CCTATCATTCTTAGGGACAATAACTCTAATAATGGCCAGATCATTACTGAAGACAATGCAATCCTTGATCTACTAAATTCACGAAGCAACGAAGGCGAAGATTCTTTTATCTTCCGCTACCGACTTTCTTCCCAATTACTGATGAGCACCCGTGGAGTGTTTATTGAAAAAATTCGTGGACGCAACGGCGAACTAGTTGCCCTCCATTTACTGCCGCCTCAATTCACCGCACCCATCCCAGACCCGCGCAAGTTTGTTTCAGGCTACGAAATTGATATGCCAAATGGAACTAAAGTTCGCGTCAAGCCAGAAGATGTTATTTGGATTCGCCGGCCCCACCCCCTGGACCCATACCTGTCTTTGACTCCAATGGAGGCTGCAGGCGTAGCAATTGAAATCGAAAACCTGGCAAAGATTTATAACAGAAACTTTTTAATTAATGACGGTCGCCCAGGTGGCCTGCTAGTTGTCCGTGGCGAAATGGATGACGACGACAAGGACGAACTCCGTTCACGGTTCCGTGGAAACATCAACCGAGCAGGCGGAACAACAGTTATAGCCTCAGAAGATGGCGTAGATTTCGTAGACACTGGAGCGTCCCCTAGAGACGCCGCATATACGCAGATGCGTCAAATTACAAAAGAAGAAATTCTTGCAGCCTTCGGTGTTCCCGAGTCAGTCATCGGCAATGCGGCAGGACGGACGTTCTCTAACGCAGGAGAAGAAATTAAGGTTTTCTGGATGGAAACCATGCTCCCCCATCTTGAGCCTATTGCACGAGCACTCGATGCCCTGCACCCAGAATATTATGTGGACTTTGATACCACTGATGTGCCTGCGCTAATTCTTGCTAAGCAGGAACGTGAAGGCCATCTGCTTCAAGAGTTTGGTCAAGGCCTTATTTCTGCAAACGAATATAGGGAATATACAGGTCGCAAAAAGGTTGAGTCAGACCTTATGGACTCAATGCTCGCTAACCCCAACCTTGCACCTATCGGTAACACCGAAAAGCCTATGGAAACTCCAGAGCAGGGTCAGGCTGGCGCAAGCGTCATGCAGCAGGCAGTTGAAGCAGGGGCAGTCCCAGGGGCTACTGTTGCGCCACCGCCAGGACAGCCCCCAGTACCAGGCGTTGAGTCAGGTATGGGTATTGTTTCGCCGGAACAAGGAGCGGTTCCTCCAGATATGCAGATGGCTCCACCGCCAGACGGGGCGCTTTCAGCAAATACTGGAACCATGAACTTTAAGGGTGCTGATACCCCTTTTGATAATCTAGATACCAAGGCTGCTACGGCAACCGAAAGGTGGACTGAGATTGTTGATCGTGGACTGGAACGTCTTTTTGAAAGACAACAGCGTGTAATTCTAGAAAAGGCTCTCGGGCCTAAGGCAAAGAAACTTATTACTGACGGCAAGTTTGAAGTAAGTAGTATTTTTGATCGAAACGTTTGGAATAAACAAATTGATGACGATATGCGTCCACTAATGACAGCAATCGTAGAAGATGCTGCCGCGACCGCGCGTAAAGAATATCCTCAAGCGTCAGAAGATTTGCGTCAGCAAGAACTACAGGAATACCTTGACTCACAATTAATCCGCATTAAGCAGGTCAATGAGACTACGCGAGAAGAAATCGCTGCTGCTTTGTTGTCGGCAACAATGATGAAAGAGTCAGAAGATCGATCTGGTCTCATAAAGGCAGCACTTGTAGCAATTTTTGCAAACTTGTTAACTAAGCGCCGCCGACAAATTGCTGAGCATGAAACACAAACAGCCTACAACGCTGGCCTATATTTAGTTGGCAAAAAAGATAGTGAAAATACATTCAAAAAGTCTTGGGTTACCCGAAAAGATACGTCAGTAAGAAACGAACACAAAGCATTAGAAGGCAAAGCCGTGTTCCTGGGTGACTCATTCACGACCAATGGTGAACAACTCAGGTTCCCAGGCGACCCACTTGCACCGCCGTACCTGACGATCAACTGTCGGTGCAGACTAAAAATAGCACCAACTAAAAGTTTATAAGTAATCAGCAGTAGTTTACTTAAACATTCCCCCACTGGTAGAATTATAGTTGTACTATTGCCATACAGCCGAAACGTGGAGATACGTAAATGCCCGCAGTAAAAGAAGCGTATGAATTCAAGGCCAACACTGGCCAAATTAATATTGATGAAGCGCAGGGTATTGTCGAATGTTTCGTTGCTGCTATTGGTAACAAGGACTCCGTAGGGGACATTATTGTACCTGGCGCCTTTGATGCCAGTCTGAAGCGTCGTAATCCTCGTGTTGTATGGGGCCACGATTGGAATAGCCCAATCGGAAAAGTTTTAGAAATTTATGAAGTTCGCCCAGGAGACTCACGTCTACCAGGGAAAATGCGTCAGGCTGGCGTTGGCGGACTGTTTGCTCGCGTTCAATTCAACCTTAAAAGTGAACGAGGTCGGCAAGCATTTACTGACATCGTATTCTTTGGTGGAGACCAAGAGTGGTCAATCGGATACAAAACGCTTGACTCAATCTATGATAGTTCGAAACAAGCAAACATTTTGCGTGAAGTAGAACTGTACGAAGTGTCGCCCGTACTGCACGGCGCCAATCAACTTACGGCCACGATTTCTATTAAGGCTGACTCGGCCGAAGATAAAGTTACGTCATTTGGTAAAAGCAAGTGGCCAATGTTTGACCGTAACTTTGCTGAAATGATTCGCTCAGATTATCCGCAGATTTGGAAAAAGGGCGGAAACATCAAGGGCAATGACCAGTATGAAATACTGACAAAGATTGCTAATGGTGGCGGTATCGCCAAGACAGACGACCAGATCGCTGCTCTTGAATTACGCGAAGCATGGATTGCTCGCCATGAAAAAGATTTCCTTATCGCTGGCGTGATCGCTCAAATCAAATGGCTTGCTATTGGTTCTCGTGGCGAAAAGCATATGAAAGATGTTGTTCGCGAAGAAATCAAAAAGATAAATGATCGTAAAGAAAAGGGTCTTCCTTACGAGGATGATGACGATGGCTACGGAAACGCACGCCCAGATGAGTCAAAGAATCCTGAAAATGTTGCTAGGGCATTGGTTGAAAAGTTTAGTGGCAGTGTTCGTATCCGTGTTATGGATGAAAATATTGTTATTTTTGATCACATCTCTGACAATAAAGAAATGAATACTTTTAGAGTTTCATATCATTATGAGGATGACATTCAAAAATATATGATTGGTAAGCCTGAAAAAGTTGAGGCTCAAACCATCTTTACTCCTTTGGGTGGCTCTGTCGGTCAAGGCTTCCCCAATGGAAGTCAAAAGGCGCCAACCCCAATCGACGCCATCCCACAAGAAAATATTACGGGTGACATTCTTCGTGGTCGCGGTCCTCGCCGAGGTAACCTGGAGCGCCTCCTCCGCTACTGGCGTCCAATCATGAAGAAACCAGGCGGCTTCCGTCGCTGTCTAGTAATTTTGGCTGACCACCCAGAACTTTACCCATTAGAAAACATTTGCGCTTGGCTCCACCACGAAACAACTGGACTATGGCCAAACGAAGGATGCCATCATCCAGGGATGAAGAACTGCAAAAAGAAACTTAAAAAAGGTAAAAGGATTGTAAACGGTTCTATTTGGTCAGACTCTGACTTTGATGACCGCCTTGCTAATCTTGCTAATCCAAAAAAGTCAGACTCATCGATGATGGGCTACGAAGACGAGATGGATGAGATGCAAGATGAGATCACTGATACTGATGTGAAGTTTGCCAATATTGTTCTTCGTGAATTTATGGATGCCGAACCAGAGTTTATGCAGTTTATTGGCGACAATAATAACTGGGTTCATTCTGGAGACGACGATTACGGCAACGAAATCGAACACGAATTTATGGAAGGCGATGTTAAGCCTGGCGGATGCGGCTGTGGCTGTGGAGGAAAGTCGGATTCATTAGACGACCTTTTCACAAAAGCAGGACGTGTTATTTCAAACCGCAATATGACTCGCCTCCGGCAAATCGCTGATTTATTAAATCAAGTAATTAAAGAGGCTAGCAAAGAAGAAAACCTCGCAGAAAAATCTGGCCTTATTATTGAGGCAGATACTTCTGACTTGTTCCGACTCAAATCTCACCTTGATCCTGTACTCGGCTACCATAAAGTTGAATGCCTAGCAACAGAAAAAGGTTTAGAAATAAGCCAGCAAACACTTTCAGTAGATGCCGAAAGTGCCATCAATAATGCTCTAAAATCATTTAGTGCTGTCTATGGCAACAAAACAGCAAAAAGCAAATCTTATACAATCACCAAAAAGCAATGAGCAACCAGGAGAACCCAGTTATTGCGGATGATAAAACATCCATAGAGTACGATTCGGAAAAGGCTTTAGACAAAACCCAACCGAAATATCAGTGCATAGTCTCATCCGAAAAACGAATGAAGCCATGCTCTGGGTGCCAATCACCGCAATTCTGTATCTCTCACTCAATGCAATTCAAGGAGAATGAAAACATGGACGAAAAAGTAGTAGTTAACGTTAGTGCCGGAGGCGACGTTTTAAAGTGCGCCAAAGGTCTTGAACTTGGCGATTGTGGCTACGTCAAAGGCGAAAAGGTTTGCGGCAAGTGCGGCGCTATGGCCGTACAGCAAAAGTATGGCATGGGTCCAGGTGAGGACGAAGAAAAAATGTCGGAAGAAGATTACGACGAGAATCTCCTCACCGAAGAAGAGAAGGGCATGTATCGCATGCTCATGGAACGTCGCCGTCGCAAGGGCGAAAACGGCGAAATGGTCGAAGACGACGAAATGCTCGATGAGTACGAGAAGGGCATGTATCAGTCTTTGCGTGGTCGTATGCGTAAGAAGCAAAACATGATGATGCCTGATGGCATGATGCCGGCCGAAGCAGAAGAAGAGATGACTGAAGAAGATGACACCAAAGTCATCTGTCCGAAGTGCTCGCACAAGAACGAAAAAGGAAGCAAGTTCTGTTCTGAATGTGGAACAAAACTAATGGATGCCGAAGAAAAAATGTATGAAGGCATGGGCGACAAGCCCAAGAAGCCGAAAGTTCCAGGCAACACCATGTACGGTGGCATGACCCCTGAAAAGGGCGGCGAAGGCATGGGCGACATGACCGATGAAGAGAACTCAGAAATGCAGCGCATGGTCATGCAAGAAATGGAACGACGCCGTCAGGCTCGCATGAACCGCATGAACACCATGGGTGTGAAGGCGGCCGACTGGGACGACGAAGCCTATGTTTGTGGCTTCCAGCAAAAGATGATGGCCGGCAATCACACCCCTTGTATTGCATGCCCAGGCGGTTGTGCTCCAGAAGCAGGACTCCCAACCCTCATTGAAGTTCAAGGCCTTGCAGAAGAAATGTTTGCAGGAAAGACTTTGACGTCTGGCTACTCGGACATCAAGGACGTTTTCATTGTTCAAGTCAAGCGCGATAACGTAATCATTGAGGCTGTCTTTGACGGTCAAGATGCGCACTGTCGCGGATGGCATGAACTTGACGAAGATCAGATTGATGCTAAGTCAGCAGACCAAGCACGCGTCATCATCTCATTTGAAGAAGCCAGCCAGATCGCTGTCAAGTCAATTGAAGGCGACGTTGTATCTGTTGATGCCGACGAATTTGAAGGACACGAATCATACGCTGTTGAAATCAATGGTGTAGATGGTCGTTCGTACGATGTTTATGTCAGCCTCGATGGACAGGTTCTTGGTTACGACGAATACGATGCAGTAGAAGCCATGGCAATTGACGCAGAAATTGCTGAGATTGCTTTGAAGCGCGCATACTCAGTTGACGTTCGTGAAGAGATGGCTAAGAACGGCGAAGCCATG